TCTATCTGGTCGATGATCAGGGCGCCGATTTCTGCCGGCGATCCATCGCGTAGCGTGTAATAATGTGCTTCACGCTTGTTGGCAAGCAGTTCCTGCGCGCGTGCGTCTGCCGCCGGCACCTCGAAGGAGCATCGCCCTGCCCTGTCCAGTCGGTTGACGGCTGTCCAGCGCGTGGCCCGATAAATCGGGCCGGCCCCCAGCGCAACGCCAGCGGAATCCGTTATCACAACGTAACTAGGCATAGGCGCTCCTATAGGTACAGGAGACTATCGCATTTGCGCCACCATTGAATGTAACGACCCATCTAGTGGCGGATGGCGACGGCATAAGTTGCGCCCACCCGTCGATGTGATGATTGGTGCCCAGTTCGAATCGGCTGTATGCGTCAGTCCCGTTATTCGAGACAGAATAATCGCCACAGTCGATAATCAGCGTCCCGCCAGCTGGCAGTGTCCCGCCTGACGTCCCCGTGCCGTAAGCGGTGCCGAAACAGAGTTCCGCGGCATATGGTTCGGTGGACTGCCGCAATACGAGGGATGTGATCGCCGCGCCCGACGCGACGACGCGGAATACCGGGTCCCAAACGGGCGCGTTGCCAGCATTGCTGACGGTCAATGTCCCGCCAGTCGTGAATGTGCCAGTACTGGTAATGTCTGCAGTGCCGGACCACACCGGGTCCTGCACCTCGAAGACGAGCGTCGGCTCAGCCCACAACCGATGACGTACATCGCGCGCCACGTCCACCCGCAGACAGCGCGCGCGCACGCGCTGGCTATTGACCGTGCCTCCGTCCGGTGTGCGGTATAGGTAGTCGCTGCGACCAACGAGTCCGTACAGAGCCGATCCAGCAGCGAGCAGATCCGCCGGCGTCGCGGCCTCGATAGCGCCAGATACACTCAGCTCCCACGGCGTCACCCGTGTTGTGGCGGTGCCGCGTGCATCAAATGCACTCCCGTCGGGCAGCGTTACGAGGCCGGACCGTGCTTCGCCAGTGCCAACGTCCTGTGTCTGCGCACGCGCCGGTAAATCCGTGCTCCCGAACCGCGTGATCCAATAGGCCACCTGTACCTCCTAACGCGTCATGCCGACCGCTGCCGCGCCCTCCAACAGGCCACCTGTCTCGATGAGCTTGTTTTTCTTGATGCGTTCCAGGCGCAGGGCAATGGCCTGTTCCCACGCGGCGGCAACTTGATCGGCGCTGCGCGCCAGTTGTCCGGGATCGGGCCGGGCCAGGATAGTGACACTGCGCGTCAGGCTCCCTTCGGCGGGCAATACGCCCTCAATCATTTCAGTCATCTCTTCAGGCGTCTGCGCGATTGATAGCTGGATCGTACCCGTCAGATCCTCGCCAAATAGCCCGGTAAGGCCAGGGGTCGGCATTTCCGGGCCATATGGTGCGTTACCCACGCCACCGTACTGGTTGATCCCCTGCCATTCGTTCGGCCAGCCCCACATATTGCCGGTCTCTCCGTAGGCTGGATATCCGAATACACTCTTTGCCACCTCCGGCGCCTCTGGCGGCGCATAGATGCGCTCCTGAAAGGGCGCATAGTCCTCGGGCGTCGCGCCGCCTACCCCTCCCGTCAGCGGATCGATCATCCCCTCAGGCCAACCCCACATCTCGTAAATCTTGCGGCCAACAATGCCCGGATCATCCCCTGAACCAAAGAAACGCAACCCCCATTCGTTGAACCGTTCTATGCCCGTTTCCCCTGGCTCCGGATAACCAAAGACCGATTGCGCGGCGGCGCGTGATTCGGGAGTGCCCCCGGCCTCAATATCTGCCACGGTTTGCTGCGCTCCGGCCACTCTTTGCCGCGCGGTAATCCAGTCCTGCAGCGCCTCTGTCCCGCCCACCTTGTAGACGACCTCGTCCAGGCTCTTCAGATTCTCGGCGAACTCTTTCCCTTTATCTGAGCCGAACCACAGCGCGCCTCCCAGGACCACGGCGGCAGAAGCCGCAGCCAATATTGGTAGCGGAATCGCGCTGAGCGTTTTCAGCAGCGCGCCAGCGCCCAGAAGGATCGGCCCAGTAACCACCAGTGGCAGGAGCGCATCGACGACGCCCTTCATCTGACTTGGACTCAGATCGGAGAGAGCATTCACAATGTCCGTAATCTTCTGGACGGCGGGCGTCGCAAACTGATCCAAGAACGGCGTGCCGGCTTCGATCATGAAGGTTTGCCAGGCGCCCTTCATTTGTTCTACGGCGCCTGCCAGGCCCTTGGTGCGTTCCTCGCCTATTTCTTGCGCCGACGCCGCGCTCTCTATGGCGCCAGCCATATCGTTCCAACCCTCGCTGCCCTCAGAAACGAGCGTCGCCATGGCTTTCATACCATAAGTGCCCGCGAGCGCCTGGATGTAAGCATTGCGCTCTTCGTCGCTCAGCCCGGCCATCGAACTGGCGAGTTGCCCGACAATGTCGGGCAGCGCTCGCATCTGCCCATTCTGGTCATAGAGACTGATTCCGAGGGCGTCCAACGCCCCCTTCGCCTCCTTCGTGTCGCGCATCATGTTCGTCATCATCGAGCGCAATGCCGTGCCGGCCTCGGCGCCGCGGATGCCCCGTTCGCTCAGGATAGCGAGGGCGGTATTCGTGTCCTGCAGCGACCAGCCGTATTGATTCGCTGTCGGCCCGAAGGTGTACATGGCATCCGTCAGGTCACTCACTTCGGCGACACTGGCGTCCGCGGCGCCAACGAAAGAATCGGCGATCGCAGTCGCATCTTCAGCATTCAGTCCGAACGTTTTGATGGCGATGGCAACCGCGTCCGAGGCCCTGGCCAGGTCCAGATCGGAGGCTGCGGTGAGGTCGATGGCGGCGCGGAGCATGCCCGTGAGGTTGGTGCCCTCTTCGAGGTAACTGTCCAGATCGCCCATGACCTCGGCGGTCGTGAAACCCGTCTTGTAGAAGGTCGTCATGGCGTCGGCGGCTTCCATGGCGTCGATGCCAATCAACTGGGTGTCCCTGCCAACCGCTACCGCCGCCTCACGGAGGTCTTCCAACGGTGTCCCGGATTGCCTGGCCGCAATGGCGAGGATATTCGTGGCGGCCTCAAACTCTCCGGCTGTCTTTATCGCCGCAACGCCCGCACCAACGAGAGGCACCGTCAGCGCGCCGGTCATCATCGCGCCGATGCCCATCATGCTGGACCCGATCCGAGACATCTCGCCCTGGAATCTAGTCAGCTGGCCACGCGCGCTCGTCAAGCCGGAAGCGAGGCCACTAGTGTCCGCACCGATGGTGGCGAACAGCGAGGCGATCTGTTGAGGCATATCAGTCCCTCTCTCGCGCTATCGATAGCCCGTGCCAGACTTCCAAGGCTACGCTCAGATCTCGCGCATCCAGACTATCTATTACATCGAGCGTCCAGCCAGTACGCTCTGCAATCAGCCACCGCACCGCGGCCCAGTCCAACGGCGCGCCGAACCGGACGTGCAGGTAGGTGGCCTCCGCTAGTTTTTTGAGGCAGGCAGGATCAAGGTCCCCATCTGTTTGCAGGCCTCGGCATCCAACGCCACAAAGTCGAAGAAATCAAGGGCCGCATAGGCTGCCGGATCCCGCGGATCGCCGGGAAACTCCCATGACTCCACGACGGTGGCGATGGCCTGGGCTTCCTCCTCGAAGTTCAGATTACCGTCTCGCTTCGCCTTCGCTATCAGCGAGCGCAGCGGCCAGCCCTCCGCCGCGGTCAGTCGGTCACGCAGCGTTACCCTCTTGCCATTCACGGTTACGTCCACGTTTGCCCCCTGTTCAACTTAGTAGCTCGATTCGTCCCACGAGTCGTTCATTTGGAATTGCAGACGCATCCGGCAGCCATTGTCGAATGGATAGTCGATGCGCCTGTTGCGGACCAGCGCAGTATTGCACGTGAACTTTGGCTTGGTACTCGCTGTTCCCAGTGGCGCAATCGTGAGCGTGCCCTGGTCGCCCGGGTCCGTGGCTGCACGCAGCGCACTGCCAGGCCCGTCACCCGAAAACCAGCATTCCAGGTCTACCGTGGTGCTCTCGCGGAGGAATTTCCAGTAGCTATAAGTGTCGCTTCCCGCCGAGAGATCGACCAGCTGACCATCCTCGTTCGTGCTGACATTCAGAAAGTCTGTATGAAGTTGGTGCGTTCCGAATGTCGCATAGAGATCGCGCCCAAAGGCCCTGACATCTTTTGCCATTGTATCAACTCCCTGTCATTCCCCTATGTTGAAACGATACGTGCCGCCGCGATGCCAGTAGACGACACCGCCACCGCCAGGTTCCGTGTAGGCCACATCCGTCCGGCGCGCCGCCTGGTAGCAGTCCCAGCCTGTGATGCTCAGGCTTCCCTCGTGCAACCGCTCGTCAATCAACTCATCGATCCTCCTTGCTTGAAATACATCCGTGCCGATGCCTTTCACCACCCACTGCTCGCTGCGCGTCCGCCGTGGAGAGGAGTTGTCGTCTCCCCCGCCAGCCCGGAAATAGACCACATAAGGCAATGCCTGGCCCTGCGGCGCCAGCGCCTCGTAGATGCGAGTGCCGCCCAGTTCTCCGATGAGCGCCGTGCCCGCGGCGAGAGTGGCGTAGATCGCCGAGCCGAGGTCTGGGAACGTCACTCCTCACCTCCCCATTCCTCCGGCGTGCTGACCTTGATCGAGTTTAGATAGGCTCCCGTATCGATGATGCGCATCTGTACGATCTGCGCCTTCCAACGACCCTCAAGATCATGCGCGAGCTTATCAATGGCGACTTCTGGATCATCCACTTCAGTAATCTTGGCCATCAGATCGTTGTAAGCCGGTTCGATCTCGCTGGCCGCCGTATGTGCTGCCGGCCTCGCTGCCATGCGTGTCGTCCCGAATTCCTGGTAAACCCCGTATTCTACGCCATCATGCACGATCCGCGTTGGCTTGCCGCGCAGGCGTCGAATCATGCTATCCAATTCACTGAAATCCGCATGGATTTGAATGCTCATTGGCGTATCTCTGTCAGGACCTTCTGCTTGATGAGCTCGCTCTGGCCAAGGTTCGTTTGCAGCACCTGATAGACGAGGCTGCCCTTCGTGATCCGGTCACTGACCGCCACCGTCTGCGTGCCATGCAGCTCGAAGAGCCAATAGCGGCCCTCTTTGATCTGCGCCGCGGTGAGTTGCGGAAAGTCGCGCCCCTCTACGGCCATGAGACGGCACGGGATCGCCGAGCCGCGCGTTGCCCAGGTCTCAGTCCAGCCGCCGCCAGCGGCGCCCGTTCGCGTCACATACTCGATCTTGCACGTATCGGGCAGTGTGGCGGCAAAGTCATCCTGCAGGTCCGCCAGTTCAGTCGTGCTCAAAAAGCCCAACGTTCCAGCTCCTCACTGTCTTGGCACGCGCCTGCCGCTCATAATAATCCGCCATCTGCAGCGCGTGCGTCATCAGTTGCCCTCGCGACAGTTGATTGTCACCCGTCCGCGCGTCCACCCGCTCGGCCAGCTGTCCGGCGCGCTCGCGCCAGAGGTCCGCCGCCGCCCCGTTCAGATCATAGGAATAGCCCGTCAGATAGAGCGCCGTGCCTAACTGGTCGCTGGTCATAGTCAGCACACCGGCAGCATAGTCCGCCGTGTAGTCCGCCGTGCCGCGTTGCGTCCCGCTGGCATCCTCCAGGCGGAAGTTCGCCGTGCCTGCCTCCAGGTTTGTATAACGCGAACGATATATCGTGTATTCGGCTGTGCCCGAGCCGGTGAGCGTGCGCTCGAATGTCAGCGGCTCCCGGTATAGTCGCTCCCTGTGCGCATCAAGCACGTCCTGCAGGTCCTCGTCATCGGACCATACTGCCGAGCCGACATCATTCACCATGCGACGCAGGCGGTTGAGCAAGTCTGTCATACCGTCACGTGCTGCCACCTAGCACCTCCTCATAGACCGCCACTAGCCTCTTGCCGGCATGTTCCAGCGTTCTATCCGCTTCCACGGTCGCGCGCGCCGCCGCCCCTAACCGACGCCTCAGCGGTTCGTCGCCCAACAGCCGCTCCATCGCCGTAGCCAGCGCTCCCACGTCTCGCGGTGGTACCAGCAGGCCATTCAAGCCGTCCTCTATCTGCGCTCTCGTGCCACAGACGTTGGACGCGATACAAGCTAATCCGGTGGACATCGCCTCGGTCAGACACAGACCATATGTCTCCTCATAGCAGCTTGGAAACACGAATATGTCGCCCGTCTGCAATAGATCGCGCACCGCCTCGCGCGGCTTGCCTGTGATCAAGTGAACCGGCACGCCGATCTGCTCTGCCGCCGCCTTGAGGATATGCATCCCTTTGGTCGGATAGGAGGGCCATGCACAGGACGTGATCACTCGCCCGTCGATCCGCTTCTCCGGTGCCGGCCTGAAGAATCGGTGATCCACACCAGGCGATAGCACATAGTCGCATCGTATGCCATTGCGCCGGTAGATCGCCGCCGTGTCCGGGCAGAGCGCTGCAACCGGCGAGCGGTTCACAATCTCGCGGTAGAAATCGGGCGCCCTTCCTTCATCGCAATCGCCATCGCAGACCTCTGCCGCCGCCGAACACGTTTCGTCGCCGCGGCGCAATAGCATCCTCTGAGCGCAGAACGCCCAGTAGTCCATCAGCTGCCAGATATGCGGCCAATCGTGATTCTGCAGCCAACGCACCTCGCTGAAGCCGAGGAAGTTATGCACGGTCATCACGTGGCAGATGTCCGGCCTATATTCGGCCATGAGGGCCGGGAAGGATTGTCCGCCCTGGTACCAGCGCACCTCATGGCCCATTTCGCGCAGGATGTTCGTGTTCTCGCGCAGAATGGTCTCCGCTCCGCCACCCTGGCCATAGCCGCGCTTATCTTCGTGTATCATCAGGATTCTCATGGCACCACCGGTTCCGGCCGCGAGCCCCACATATCCCCGGCGCTGTGCTCCTGTGGCAATAGGTAGTAATCCACGCAGTCCAGGCAGCACGGCGCCGGCTTCCGAGAGACGTCTACCGTTCCGTCGATCCAGTTTCCCAGCTCGTAATCTCGCCAGTAGGGCGACCTGAATGCCGTAAAACACGGATAGGCGGTCCCATCCGGCGCAATCAGTAGATGATCCACGCCTCCACGGCAGACCAGCCCTGTCTCGCGCAATGTGCCTAGTTGCTCCGTGCGCTCGTAAGGGTTGATCATAGTCTGCAGCCCGAGATTGCGTGCCCAGGCCAGCGTTGATGCTGACCGCTCACGATAGCCAGGATAATCGACCAGGTTGCAGCACACTGAATAGCCGGCGCCCGCCAGAAGCATGACGGACCGGCGCCAACGCCATTCGTAGTCGCGATGCGGTGCGTCCGGATGATACGAGCAGGTCACGCTCCGCAGGTTGGCCAGATGTGGCCGCATTACAAAGTGCTCGATGGCGTCCATGAGCACACAGTTGGTCGATATAGCCACGGAGCACGGCACCTCGGCAATCAACTCGTATAACCCGTCGAACGCGAACGGCT